TCGGTGTTTTTAATTGTATTTGTGCGACGATCTGGTGCCGCTCCACAAACCTCTTTTCGCTCGGCTGTGGAATCACGGCAATGTTGTAAAAAGGGCTTGTGCCTCCGGATGGATTAAATCGGTGCAGGACGTTTGCCACATCCCATGCGACACTCCAACCACTGACACCCTTCCCATATTCCTGCTGATTGAAATGATTGTTGAGTTGCATCTCCACCACAAGATTCAAGTTCCAAGTGTCACGATCAATCTGCGTTAACGTGTCCAGCTTAACGATCAATCCAAACCCAATCTGCTTCAAGCCAGCTTCTAGCTCATTGGTTAAATCTGACCCTCTCCAAACGTGGACAGGAATCGCTCCAGACTCACCGATGGCATTTTTTATGATGGGAATTTTTCTGATCATATCAGCCATTGCATCTTGGATCTGGAAAAACGGATTGCTCATAAATCGAAACTGTCATCATCATACCCACCAGAAAACCGGAACCCTTGTCGTTCTTCAGTGGATGCTGTTTCAGGTTCAGCAATGCCAAATTCACCTCTTGCAACTGCTCTCAGTCGATCCATGGCATCATCGTATGCTCTGGATCTCCTGTCGTTCAGATCCATCAGATCACCACCAAGACGTTTCCACGCTTCTACCACTGAAAGATCCAGCAATGTTGATTCAAGGCTTTCTGGAATGGTGCCAGACTCACCAAGGATATATCTACCTGATGCATCAATGTATCCTCTGATCATGTTCACCATTCTATTGATCACTGGTGATAGCAGATTCTCATATGGGGCAGCATCGACAAGTCCAACTCCCTGATCTGTGACCAGCAATTCGGCCTGATCTGTCTGAAGCAGATCCCCAGGATATTTTTGCAACGATCCCAGTGATTCCACCTCAGATGCAGAAAGCACCTGATAAAGGCTCGTCCATGTTGGTGTGATCCATGCCATGTTTTAAATCTTGTTTAAAATCGTTTTGATCAGATCGAAGGTTTTGTTTGTCTTTTGCTGGATCTTTAGACTGTCAACGATCTCCGGAATTTTGCCCTTGGCATTTGATTTGTCCAAAGCCTTCCGGAACTTCTGCCCAGCATCAACAGCATCAATCGCAGCTTTCTTCCACTTCCTGCCACGATACGCAGCAAACGCACCAAGTGCTAAAATGATCCCTTCGCTGACTAGACCGCCAGCACCTGGAACAATGCTTCCAGTGATCCTCAATCCATTTTCAACTGATGGTCTGACAACCCAGTTTGTTGACGTTATTTCTTTTCCGTCCACAATTTGAGTTTGCACGTCCTGCTCGAATGCCCAGCCAGTGGCTTTTTCAAGCGTGCTGCATCCACTCAATGCGAAAATCGCCGTTGATAAAAATGCCAATTCAATCCATTTTTTCATCGTCATTTTTGAAATAATTTCTTGCTGCACCTGCTGCCTTGAAGCCCATATAAACCAGAGTTGCAAATGCGATGCCAAGCCTCAACCATTCGTCAAGTGTGCTTCCGGTGACCGTGAATCCCACCGCCCCGACAAGCGAAACTTTCAAGTTTTCAGCCCAGCTGTTTTGCATTATTCGACAGGTGCAGGTGCTGGCTCATCGGCAGGTGCAACAGCAGCGTCAAAGCCCGCCAGAATATCATCGACCGAGTCCATCGTGATTTGGTTGGCAGCATTGTATGCAGCCACTGCACCGGACACCTGCATAAGCACAACTTCGGTGTTGGCACGGTTCACTGGTTCGTTTAATTCCTCCCGTGCTGCCAGCAGTGCCTTAGCTTTGCCGAGCAGTTGAAGGATGGTGGATTTGCCGTTGTCGGCTGCGAGCTGTGCGTCAAGGCCAGCTATCTGGCTTCTTAAGTAATTGATTTTTGGGTCCATAGTTTTTATTGTATTTTGTAGGTGCCAGAAAACTGGAACACGGATGTGTTAGTGAGGTTTGTGTCGAGGACATAAGACATGCCCGTGCTGCTCATTTGCCTGATATTGCCTTCAGTCGTGCCTTTTGAAATCGGAACAGAAAGAGAACCTGTCAGTCCAGTAAAGCTGGAAGCCTCGCCAATCAAAAGCGCATCCAGCGTACCGCCGCCGTTATAAGCCGTAAACGGCAAACCCAAAAGACGCATGATGCCAGTTTCCGACCCTTTGCTGGTCAACGTGACTTTGCCGCTCACAAAAACCGTGTCACCAATTCTGGTGTATGTCCCGTAAGTTGTGCCGTAAGTAATTCCAGTAGAGCCATTATTAAGTGTAATGGAAGGAGTCCACGTTCCGGTTTCATACACTGGTTGTTCCCGCCCAGTAAGGCTGACACTGGTTCCGGTTCCGACAAAGGCATTGTCGCTGATGTCATACAGTTTACTAGTGCTGGTGTCATAGCGTTCTGCTCGGAAGTCTGCCAAAGTCCCTATCTCTGTGATAGTTACGTTGCGTATAGCTACATAATCATCTGCGCCAGCATCCGTGAAAAACGGATTCCCGGCGTCAGTTATATACATATACAATAACTGAGGGTTGGTGGTAGCTGTGTTCACGAACTCGCCAGAAACCCTTGTCCATGCGTCTTGGGTGGCGGCTGGCAGACTGATTACGGTAACCTGTCCTCCACTACCAGCCCTAGCTTGAAGTCCGTCAACATTGGACTGGCCTGATGGTAGGTAGTAGTCGAACGACAATCGGTACCTTTTGCCGAAAACCATTCCAGTAGAACGATATGAGGTGTGTGTCGCTGTTGCGGAATTGGCGACTATTTTTAAATTGTCCGAGTCCCCGCCAACCGTTGACGCAGCGTCAAATGTTGTGTTTGCTGCCGTCCAACTATCCGTTGAATCACTAGTAAAATCAGAGGTGTATTCACCCCCAAACGCCCCACCCCATTCATCAACAAATCCCAAATCATTGCCACGGGCGAGTTCTGCCACTTCGGTGGAGGTGAGTTCTCTGTTGAAGATTTTGACGTCTCGGATGGAGCCTTTTAAGTAATTTCCAGCGGTGTCTTTACCAATATAGACAGGTTGGCTGGTATTAGTCATACCGCCAAAGTCAGTTAAATTTGACTGCGTGCCAGACTGAGCAACACCATTGATATATATCTCAATTACCTGCGTTGCGTCAGAAAAGGCTGATGCATAACTCACGCTGGAATTAGGTCCGCTGCCCTTGTAAACAATAGCAACATGACACCATTGGTCGGTCGGCAGCGATGACGCAGGGGAATAAACGGATATGTAACCACTTGCCGATGTTGAGTATATTCGCATCAATGCATTATGTGACGCCCCACCGATTGTCACATAATATTCCCTCAACGCACCAGAAACCCCATACTTTGATACCAGCCTTTGCTCGCCACCTGTGTCGCTGATATTTACCCAGCCCGAAACTGAAAATGGCAAATCATCAACACCATCCGTGAACGAGAACCTGTCATCATCTGCTACCGTCACGTACGAAGAACTCCCATTGAAATACAGAGCAGGGGCCGTGACCTTCAATGCATTCGCCTGTGCGTCCTCGTCTTTGGAGTTGACGCTCAAAGTGGTTCTTGCAGTCGAAGCAGTGGAAATCCCATCAAGGATGTTTGCGATCCCTTCAACCAACTGCCAAACTGATCCGGAGTAAACGAGGGCATCACCCTCTTGTGCTGTGATGTTTCCGCTGCCGTAATTCCTTGTCCCAGGATTGGTCACATAATAGGTATCACCTGCCGTGCCTGATCCATCTGCCAAGGCTGGTGAGTTGGCCACCATATCATGCCCACCCAGATAGCTCACGGATTGGCTTGGATCTTGGCTGGATGTCAGCTTGTCTGCTCCATCCAAAGTAGCGATCTTGTATGTGCTAGGAGCAGCGACGATCTGCGAAGCGATAGCAGCAATGAAATCAGACCGACTAATCTTGCGGGCACCGTTAGCGGTTCCGCTCAATAAAATAAAATCATCAGCCGCAGGTGATGTGGCCGCATTGGGCAAATCTTTGACTCGTATGTAAGTGGGCATAATTAATCAATGCTGTCTAATTGTATGATGGCTCCGGTATCTGTTGTGATCACATCATTAGTGTCCGTCTCAAGATAATAAGTCGTCACTAATTTCTCAATCAGATCATAACTAGCAGCACGGGCAAGAATGCTGCTTAATTTTAAAGAAAATCTAGTTAGATTCATGCGGAATCTCCGGCTTTATAACCGAGGATTGGCCCAGTTGATGTAACCTGAACCTGTGTAAAATGAAAAGGCAACAACGTTCCTGCGGGATATGTCCCAGCTACATCACCTTCGGCATCTGTAACAGTTGCGCTGTTAATTGTCGCTTCCGCAGAAAACTGAAGGCACATTAAATTCACGCCAGTGTAATTAGTCCCAGAAGCCAAAACCTTTGGCCTATAAGGGCCGTTAGTTAGAGCTTGCTTGCTCTGTAAATCAAAATCATCGTCCGTGGTTTGGACCAGTGGGTTGCTAAAATCTCGTTCTGCCATGTGTTTTTTTTATGTGTTATCCCCAATCAGCCTAGGACCGGAAACCAGAAAAACCGATCCTAGGCTGTTGAGGTGGGTGTGGATGCTATCGACTACTAGCTGGAGGTAACGGTGAGACGCTTGACAGCTTCGGTGTTGGTTATTGCGAATTGGCGAGTCCAATCAACGGCAATGATGTCGGACCGTGAACGCTCATCACGGTAGGTGCGAACAGAAGTCACACCACCTCGCCCAGTGGTGAAGCACTTGGCGAAGCTGGGATCTTCCATGCTTGGATTCTGGTCAGCATAAAACAGGAAAACATCAGATCCGACATTTCGTGTCTTGCTTGAAGTTGCACCAGGTAGAGCGGAATCATAAATCAATCCACCAATCTGGATCTCCACTGGGAAGATCAGCACATTAGAAATCATGTCACGGGTGATTGATGCGAA